AGCACTGTAACCAAGTCTATTAACGAGTACGTCAAGGCCAACGGTCTCAAGCACCCCGATAACGGTCGTATTCTCGTTCTCGACCAGAAGCTTCGTGATCTTCTTAAGCCCCCTGCCGACGTTCAGTTTACTTTCCTTAACCTTCAGAAGTTCCTCAGCCCTCATTACACCAAGGTCGAGGCGTAAATCATACTTAAAAATAAAAACCATATAATATAATAACAATGTCAATCGACAAGGCATCTGTCGAGAACCTTGTTGGTACAAAAATATCGAACATAGATTTGTACCAAAAAGCCTTTACCCATAAAAGTGCTCTAAAAGAGGATGAAACGTTAAACGGGTCGTTTGAGACGCTCGAGTTTATTGGTGATTCTGTTTTAGGGTTCGTAATTACTAAATTTTTATATGATAAATATGAAAATCGCCAAGAGGGATTTCTAACAAAAGCCCGAACGAAGCTTGTACGTGGAGAAACACTGGCTGAAATTGCATCCAAACTCGAGTTGTATAAATGGATTCGAATGGATGAAAAAGGTATGCGAAATCAATGGATCCACAATCCAAAGATTTTAGAAGATGTATTCGAGGCACTCGTCGGTGCTATATACATGGACATGGGTCTATTACACGCGAAAGAGTTTATATTGCGTATCTACAACGACTCCTCGTTTGTGAATATGCAATCAATCATGGTTGATGATAATTTTAAGGATCATCTCATGCGATACTGCCAATCGAATAGCCTTAGTCTCCCCGTATATTCAATAACCGCACACGAAAATGGAATTTTCTATATTAATGTATTTGTGGATGGGATATGTATGGGATATGGATTCGCAAAAAACAAAAAGCAAGCGGAACAAAATGCAGCTCGGGCATTCTTTTATCCACCTAAGTCAGGTTATCAAAACAACGGATACATCCAACAATGAAGGGGGACGACTTTACTCCCAAAAAACGTGTCACAAAGAACGATAAAAAGCAAAAACGGGACGTGTATTCTCAAAAATACGTTCGTACGGTGCTTAAACATTTGGAGGGTAAATTAACCAATGCACCCGAACGTGAAGATATTACTCGAGAGGGAGTACGCCCCACAGAAGTCGGAGGAATGGCTAAGTCTAAGAGGAAAAATGCTCACGGCAAGTGATGCAGCTACCGCTATAGGCAAGAATCCATACGAAACCCCTGATGGCCTACTCTTGAAAAAATGTGGATTGGGAGAAAAGTTTACAGGGAATGCAGCTACACGTCACGGTGAGTTATACGAAGATGAAGCACGTATATTGTACGAGCAACGACACGGTGAAGTTGTTCACGAAATAGGCTTGTGCCCACACCCTATTCACAAGTGGCTTGGTGGTAGTCCCGATGGAGTATCGGAATCGGGAAAATTGGTCGAGATTAAGTGCCCTCCTCAAAGAGCCATCATTCCCGGCGAGGTTCCCGTGCATTATATGCCACAGCTTCAGCTCTGTATGGAGATATTAGACCTAGAAGAAGCGGACTTTATCCAGTACAAACCTGCGGCTACGAATTGGCCTAAGCCAGAAGAGTTTGACGTTGTTAACGTGAAGAGAGATCCCGAGTGGTGGTCGACGTATCTTCCTATCATGAAAGAGTTTTGGGATAAAGTTTTATACTTTAGGGAACATATCGACGAACTTCCAAAACCTAAGGAGAAAAAGAAACGCGTTTTAAAGGAGAAGATACACGTTTGTGAGATAGCGTCTGATCCCGACGACGATTATCATAGTAATTAATAACACCTAAGTCGAATATCGAATACATCATTTTCATACCAATACAACAACTCTCAATACAATGAACAAGTACGCTCTCAACGGCACTCTTCACGCACCTTACCAGGTCGACGGTGTAAAATGGATGAATGATATGGAACATCAGACCTCGGGTCCCAAAGGTGGATTCTTATGCGATGAGATGGGGGTCGGTAAGACCATCCAAATCATCGCGACCATGCTCAAGAACCCCAAGCCGCACACGTTGATCGTTGTGCCCAAAACCATCGTTACTCAATGGAGTACAGAGATTTCCAAATTTTCCCCAGGTCTCTCTATTCTCGTTTATGACGGACCCGGTCGTACGACTAACATCGAGGATCTCAAGAAGGTGGACATCGTGCTATGCCCTTACAGTCTCGTATACAACAAGAAGACGATTCTTCACGCGATGAAATGGGATCGCGTCGTTCTCGACGAAGCCCATGAGATCCGCAACCGCAAGTCCGAGACGTTCAAAGCTGTCTACAAGCTTGATACGGATATCCGCTGGCTCGCCACGGGTACCCCCGTCTTTAACTCGATGGAGGATTTCGTCTCACTTTGTATGTTCTTGGGATTTTCCAAGGATCTCGTGCAGGCTATGTACGATGAGATCAAGGATATCTATATCCTCAGGCGCACCAAAGCTGATAATATCGGAAAACTGCCACGTTGTCACTTTGAGAACGTGGAACTTGAGATGTATGACGAAGAACGCCGCGTCTATGAACAGGCGTTCTTTGAGTCACAGGAATACATCAGCGATCTGAAAAATGTCGCCATTTCCATTGGCTCAAGAGCTATGCAGATTTTGGAGTGCCTACTCCGTGTGCGTCAAACCATGACGTGGCCTCAACTCTACCTGGATGGAATGACCAAGAAGCAGGGTGTCGACCGGATCATATGGCAACACAGTACGAAGAAAATGGACACTCTGACCGAGAATATTTCCCAGCACCCAGAGGAAAAGAGTGTAATCTTCTGCCAGTTCCGGGGTGAAATGGATCACATCGAACATATGTTCAGGGGGCGCGTTTTCAGGATCGACGGAATGGTTGAGAAGGATGAGCGTCATGCTCGTCTCGAGGAATTCAAAAATGCACCAGATGGCAGTGTACTCGTCGTACAGATTAAATGTGGTGGCGTTGGTCTCAACATCCAGTGCGCGAGTCGTGTATATATCATGGCTCCTTCATGGAATCCCGCCACAGAACTTCAAGCCATCGGCAGATGCCATCGAACGGGTCAGACCAGAGAGGTGTATGTGAAGAAATATCTCTACACCGATACACCCACGGTGAGGAGTGTTGATCTCGCTATGATGGCTCTCCAGGGTCACAAAGCTCAGGTGTGTGCGGAAGTTCTTAACGATGAGCGAGTTGGATACCAAATTCCGGTCAAATACGAAAAATCTATCGACGCCATCAGGAAAATTTTCCGGTGATATAGTAAAACAATGTACGCAACCGCCGAAGGTTCCCGCGCTGAAGTCTACCACGGCACCGCCAAACACACCCCCGGTGGCCTCGTGAAGACGGATCTCACACAGGATAAGTATGGTAATATCAAGAGCAAGGCCGCCGTCGCTGCCGCCAAGAAGCGCATGAAGAAGGAGGGTACTTCTGCCATGGTCAAGGTTTTCAAGCCCGCGAAGAAGGGTGACTTCAAGCTTGCCCCCAAGAAGGGTACCAAGAAGTACAAGACGCTCGTAAAAAAAATGAAGTAAATAGTAAAGGATGACTCTTGCTAAATGGGATGAAGCTGTCCGCGTAGCAAAAATCAAGCTCAAGCTTGATCCGAATAAGTATAGTGTTATAAAAGGAAAATTATTAAAAGAAGCTCAGTTCGTTTATAGTCTACTCTTAGAGAGTAAGTAATTAGTCTAGAACAAATTGGAATCCCTTAAGTTGTTGTGGTTCATGCACGACAAGTTGATGCAACTTCCAGGTTACCCCGAACTTTTTATTTAGAAAATAGACACTCGTCAACTCGACGATTGCTACACCAGAATTCCTAGCGTATAATTTATCAGCAGCCGTATCCTTGAGATGCTTGCGTTCGTTGTTGAATACACCGGCTTTAATAACTCCATCGGCCGAAGTATCAACCTTAATACGAAACTTCGGCTCTCTGTCGGGTGAACGTTTTATGTTTGAGTTAAACATGGGTTTAAGATCTTCGACGGTCATGTACTTATGAAAAATTTTTTCACTTTGCTTACTCACGTTTTCAATGATTTTTTCTTCCGTTTTTGTGAGTATTTCGTAAAAGGCTTTCACGTAGTTACCCTCTTCATCGTATCCTTTCATAGAAAAGTCGACATTCCATTTGGTATTACCCACAGGTGGGGTAAAACCAGAAATACCGAATGGCATATACATGCGAGGTATTTGAATACGGACGGGTTTACCCTCATTCGTACTGAAAGAGATCTTTCGCCCGTCGTATTCAAGGATATCCAGTGTATCGATGAGGGTATGAAATTTGGCCATTATAGTAAAGTATGCGTCTAAAACTTTAAGCTGAACAAGCTGTGCATTCTGCTTCAAGACTAAATTGGATTGGTCGAGCCTTTGCTTTACTTCGCAGGTAATACATCCCAGTCTTCAGTCCAGATTTCCACGCGTACATATGCATAGACGACAACTTGGACAGTGTGGGATTTTCAACAAACAAGTTCATACTCTGACTCTGACAGACGTATACACCTCTATCAGCCGCCATATCTATGATAACCTTCTGACTGATCTCCCATACAGTCTTGTAAAGTAGCTTGATATCGTCGGGGATATCGGTGATATTTTGAATCGAGCCACTGGCTTTGATCATGAGATCCTTCATATCTTTTGACCACAATCCCACCTTTTGGAGAGCTTTCACGAGATGCTTGTTTACAACTACGAACTCACCTGCAAGGGTGCGCCGAAGATATATGTTCGTGGTATAGGGTTCAAAGCATTCGTTGTTACCCAGAATCTGGGAAGTACTCGCCGTGGGCATGGGAGCGAGAAGTAAACTATTTGCGACACCCTTTTTCACACGTTCGCGCATAGCGGCCCAATCATATAATCCACTGTGCATGGGTTCGCGATCCCACATGTCGAATTGCAAAATACCCTGACTGATAGGACTCCCTTCGAAAGATTGGTACGCGCCGCGCTTCTCTGCGACTTCACAACTCGCTTCGAGTGCACCGTGATACATAGTCTCAAAAATATAGGCGTTCATCTTGCGAGATTCTTCGTCGCCGAATGCATGTCCACATAGGATGAACGCGTCGGCCAGTCCCTGTACACCGATGCCGATAGGACGGTGTTTGAAATTCGAACGCTTCGTATTTTCCGTAGGATAAAAATTACGGTCAATCACCCTATTGAGGTTATACGTGAGCGTCTTAGAAATAGAGTGTAGCTTTTTATAGTCAAACGTTCCATCCCGCGTTACACAAGCCGGAAGTGAAATAGACGCCAGGTTGCACACAGCGGTTTCCTCCTTGTTAGAATATTCGACGATTTCGCTGCAAAGGTTAGAAGACTTAATCGTGCCGAGATTTTTTTGATTACTTTTTTTGTTGCATGCATCCTTATACACCATGTACGGAGTTCCAGTCTCACTCTGCGATTTAATGATAGCCTTCCAAATATCAGCCGCGAGTATGACTTCATTCGCGCGACCTTCTTCTTCGTATTGGATGTATAGCTTTTCAAATTCATCACCGTACACGTCAGAAAGTCCCGGAGCCTTGTCGGGACAGAAAAGAGACCACTTTCCACCTTCCTCCACGCGCTTCATGAACAGATCGGGGATCCATAAAGCACTGAATAGATCACGGCATCGCGCTTCTTCGTCACCTTGATTAAGGCGAATATCGAGGAAATCGAGAACATCCGCATGCCATGGTTCAATGTACATAGCGAACGACCCCTTTCTACGTCCAGCCTGATTCACATATCTCGCAGTTGCATTAAACACGCGAAGCATGGGAATAATACCATCCGACTTTCCATTGGTTCCCCTGATAACGGAATTATTAGCACGGACCTCGCTGATATGGAGTCCAATACCACCCGCCCATTTTGAGATTTGGGCACATTCCTTGAGTGTATCATATATTCCATCGATGGAATCAGCCTTATTAGCTGCAAGGAAACACGAGGACATCTGTGGACGATGTGTTCCGGCGTTAAAAAGAGTCGGGGTGGCGTGGATAAAATGACCACGTGACATGGATTCATAGGTTTGTACGACCGAGTCGATATCTTCCCCGTGAATACCTATGGATACACGCATAAGCAAAAATTGAGGTGTCTCGATGATCTTACTTTCAATCCTTTGAAGATACCCCTTTTCTAACGTTTTAATACCAAAATACCCAAAGTCAAAGTCGCGCTCTGGGGAAATGAATTTCTCTACATTCCCAGCCACATCCATAACTTCTTTCGTTATGATGTTAGCATCGTACAATTTACACATTGCATCAAGAAACGTCTTTGGGGCCGTCTTTTGAATATTACTCGCCACGATACGAGTAGCGAGAACCTCATAATCGGGGTCACTCGTGACCATACCAATACATATCTCAGCGGATAGGGTATCTATCTCGTGTGTGGTAATGTTGTCGTACATGGACGAAAATACCTGTTTCGCGATGAGAGAAGCGTCTACTTTATCGGATAATTCGTATCTCAATTTGGAGATCCTGTTGGTGACCTTATCAAACTTTACGTCTTCAACATGACCGGACCGTTTAATAACCCGCATGATATTAATAATACATGTCTACTTTTTAATTACATTTGAAGTCTTCGCTTCGGACGGGGACAGGGCCAACCGTCTCAGCATACCTGTTAGGTTGAAGGAAACTTGTGTTCACATTGAAATTGCCGGGGACGCCTGGCGGGGACACGGGAGGGTACGAGCCGATGAAGCACTCGGGAGCCTGACATACAGGGGGTTCCATGTTGCAGGGCTTTGTATTGTAAGCCTCGTCAAAATCAGCAGCAGCTATCATTTATTATTTACATAGACTTTTTTTCCTGGACTATATTAAATGTGTGATAGACTTCACCTTAATTCTATGAAACAGACAGAAACCCCCCTGAACAAGCTGTTCTTTTCAGAGTTCAATATACAGACAGTTCAGAAATCTATACGTCAGGCTTTCAAGAATAAGACGGGTGTTTCCATCGACTACCAAAACGCGGGTGATCTGTATGCGATTATGCGTGTTGTATTTATCAACAATGCCGGTAACCATTACGCGAATGTAAACGAACAGGTTAAGTTCATGAACTCTGTGGTAATAAAAACTACCCTCCCTCAAATTCAGTCGGGAGTTGCACAATATATGGGCTATATCAGAGATATTGATACCCTGGTGGTTCCCCCCACTCCTCCGGCAAATACGAGTACGTATGGTATGAAACTTGACCAGAATGACAAAATAGGTGTATAAAGAATTGAGTCGTGATGTGTATAAGTAAAATGTCGTTAAACTATTACAAATCCGAAACAGAAAAGATATGCAAAACAAAGGGTTGGGATCGCGCTGAAATTAACACGGTCTGGCTTCTCCTTTCAGAAGAATTTGGAGAACTCGCTTCCGCTATCCGCCAATCTAAGAAGACGTTTAAGAAATCTAACATGAAAAAGGATAAGGGGGTTGATATCATGATGGAAATGGGTGATGTATTTAGTTATTTATTTCAACTCGCTCATATGTTAAACGTTGATCTAGATAAGATGTGGATAGAACATGGAAAAAAGATGACACACAAAAAATATATCTCTTGATAGTAGTAAAGATGAGTAAGCATATGCTCAGTGATCAAGCATCGATCGATAAAATTAATCCGTACGTGTCAGGGGAGTTTTCTTTACCGGGCTCCAGTCGAAGGCCTAACTCGTTTGCCCCCCATAAACAAATTAAGGAAGATGGTATGCCGGAAAGCGAACACATCATATGCGAGTATGGTGTGACCGCGGGTGATAAGACGGTCGATTTTTGTAAGGGAAAGAGTGCATGTGAAATGTCTAGGCCCGCCATTCCAGGACGTAATATAGATTTAGGTTACGATGAACCCAAGCCCTCCATTGTTCGTGAGGGTGCGAATTTTATTAAGTCTATCAAGAAATTAGACGCTTTTACCATTATTATAATGGTTCTTATAATTCTACTGCTATCGACTTTAAAACGTCGATAAGATCAGTAACGCGCTTTTTATACCCACATTTCATAATAATTAGAGGAAATGTGTAAGTGCAAAATTCCCTTACAAACTCTCTCTGCCATCTCACTCTTTTATTTATGATAGGGGGTGCGAAAGTAGGATCAATAATCTTAACTGCGTTCAATACTCGAATTATGCAATTAATGTCGAAATTCTCGCATAATATATCTTCCAACATGATACACGCCATCACTCGCTTTGTTCGAGTCGTGTTAATTATCATGGTTTGTAAAAAATGTGCGTATGAAGTAAATCCATGCTTGAACTTGATTTCTTCCCAGTTTCCAATTGGCTTGGTATTAAAACACGCAGCTTCGTTTATATAGCCATCCCCTTCAACATATCGAGAGTATTTAAGTTCAACCTTAGGAAGATTTGTACGCTCGTCTATAAACGCACGAGCCTCTTTAACGAAGGAAGGCATATTTACACTCTGGCTTAAAATCCAACTTCTTCTCTAAATCCTTTAATTGCTCCATCTTTTTCATTTCTATACCAATACAATTATGTTGTTCTAATCTAAAACACTTCATACAAAATTCACCGTTACAATATTTACACACCACGGGAACTCCGCATTTCTTTTTACACTGTTGACATGTCATTTAATATGCAGTGGTTTATTTTTTTAACTTAAGTCGAGGTTCTTTATGTTAAAAAGTATGTCCAAATGTTCTCGTCTATCGCGAATAACACTTTCTGCTATTTACTGACTCAAGATGAGTTCAGAAATAAATGTCCCGAGAAGATTCGACCTTCTAGGATCAAGCTCACAACAATTACCATGATATCTGCATTTTCAAAACCTATTGACGTCAAAAAGATTCGTTCAGTATTCGAAGAACTCGGAGAAATACGTCTTCATCGAAACAAAACGACCAACCAGGCGATCGTTTGGTCACTTAAAGCGACAACGTTTTACAATCAGATCACCCTCACGTATGATGATGGTCACAGTGTTAAATCGATCAAGGTCTTTCCCAATGGCAGTATCCAAGTTGCTGGGTGTGAAGATATATTCAACTGCAAGTATATAATCTCTGGTCTCGTGTATATTTTACAGTCCTTCGACGAAGATATAGTACCTCCGGCCGACACGTTTCGCGTGGTGATGATCAATTCCAACTTCAGTCTCAACTACAACATAAATCTTATGTTAACAACTCAACATTTCGAGAAATTTTCCGATGTGTTCAGGGTTTCTTTCGAACCGGATCGGTATTCTGCGGTGAAAATCAAGTTTAAACCCGCAGGCGACATGAAAGAAATAACGACCAGTATATTTGGTACCGGTAAAATCATTATCACAGGTGCAGAGACGCTCAAGGAGATTGTATTTGCATACAACATAATCAATCAGCATATCAATGATTGTCCAGCCATCAGGGTTTCCAAAGTTGATGTATCAGACGACTTCAATGAATATTTTGGATATAATATGAACGATTCTATCAAAAAAATTAAGGAGATGGGAGTAGAATCGTGGACCAATACGATTACGAATAGACAAATTAATTTCTAATTTTAATATAAATGTCGCAACGTTTAGGCATGGCCGATGGCAGGTGCCATACTATCAACAACTCGTCTCTACTCTATGATAACTACCTCAAGACCCAAAATGGTATTAAGTACGAGGACAACTACTCGTTCCGCAAGCTCTTGCAGGAAAAGGGACCCGAACTCCACCAGGTCCCCGCCCCCCAAAATGACGGAAGCCCGTGTGGCCTCTGCGATTCTTCCCTCAATCTTTCCAATGTTAACTGAGTAAAAAAATTAAAATTAAAGTAATAACGATTATATGGACGACACCGATCAGGATACTACGTGTGCAATATGTCTCAATCCAGTGAGAGAGACAAGACAAAACAAACCCATCAGATGTGGTCATTTGTTTCACTCTCACTGTATAGAGGAATGGAAACGTCGTGGAAATCAAACGTGTCCCACGTGTAGGAAAATTTTTGATGGTGCAAATTTTCAAGTGACTGTCAGTATTAGAAATACGATAAACGACATAACCGTCGTGAGAGACGTAGAAGAGGATCAGTATATTTTCGATACATTAGACGCTTTTTTTGATATTGAAAATACCAGCGAACTAGAAAGTTTACTTGCTGACTTTGGGGTGAGTATGTCCAACCTTGATCCCCTTGTTCTTGACACAGAAGGATGAACAGTATTTGTCATACTTCAATCCCGGATAATCTCTAGAGATTTTACGGGGATCCCTGATCAATTTTCCCTTAGCTCCAACCACCAGCGGACCGGTAGCCCATCCTCGTTTGTGGCTAAAAAACTCGGCTTTGAAAACTACGACTCGACCCGGTTTTAAAGTGATGGCAGCTCGTTTGACACGACCCACCGGCACTTTAAAAAATCTGGCTATACTTTCGTGTGTATCCCCCGCCTTGACCTTGTACTCGGCCTTACTATGTTGCTTGTAGAAATGAAAATCACCCTGGCACATGTAGTTATTCTTTTTACATGACGCGATGAACAACATTACTTTATAGTAATCAGGTTTACACTTCGTACCGCCTTTTACTATATAAACCTGTTTGGGATTATCAGCTACAACTAGTTTTGGTAAAGTACCACATTTTACGTATTTACCACTGGCGCGTAGATTAGCTCGTTCTCCAGGCTGACTCTTCCAGCCACGGTACCTCTGGAAATCATTTACAGCGTATGCGTAGCAATTGTTATTATTCTTACCCACTTTACCACCCCATTTTCTCGTAGTGAATGTATGTTCACCACCACTCGTAGGAGGCCCTTTGGTCATTATAGTATGTTAGAAAAAAATATTCACACATAATAAATGATCAAGGATATTACCAAAGCTAGAACGAAGCGCCAAGTCATCGAAGAAATCTTAATTTTCGTGCTCACTGTATTAGTCAGTACGTTTGTTCTTCGTTTCACCTGGAACAACTCACTGAGCAAGCATGTTAGCGTACTCAAGCCTATTCGGTCATTTTTTGACGCACTTTTACTTTCTATTTCTATTCAGGTTTTCCGCGGCCTTTAAACCTCCTTGAAACCGACGACACGTTCACCAGATGAGTGAACCATAGTGGGATATCCTTCGATTCCCTTGCAATCCTCAGAATCGCAATCGACGAAGGTGTAAGGCTTACCCTTACCCTTGAAATGTTCGAGCTGTTTACGAGTCCATCCACAGCCCATGGAGCCGTAGACAGTCCACTCACCATCGGCTGACTTCGCCTTGACCGCCTCGACGGGCTGAGTCTTTTTCATAGCCATGAAAATACGAATGTTAATGAGCACGAGAATGAGTGCGAGAATCATATTTGTATATCTATATAATATATTTTATTTCTGTTTCTAAAGTATGACGAGTATTCAGAAGAATATTGACAGAATTCTCGAAGGGAACAGGGGGTGTGCTCCCATGAACCATATAGCTGTTAACCAATCCTGGAAACGGTCGGGTGCATATGGTAACGTGCGTCGGGCCAAATTAACGGGTAAATCTAGGAAATTTGTAGCATTGAAGGAAATGAAAGTTCCCAGAACTGAACCAGAACTCGGTGATCTCGCTGAGATGGAATACAAAATTGCTAAAAAACTGAAAGATTTTGATATTCCGAAGGTATACAAGTACGTCAAGTGTCCGATAGAGGGTAATGGTCCTAATATTAGAAAGGATATACTATATTTCGAGTATGTTAACGGCATTTCATTAAGAGAATATATAAGAACTCGACGAGATCTTAGCCTCGTTCAGTTAAAGTCGATCATCGTTCAGGTGTCTTACAATCTGTATAGGATTCATAAGAAGTTTCCAGCATTTCGTCACCACGACTTACACACGGATAATATTCTCGTTCGACCCGTAACAAAGAAGAACCTATCCATAGAAGTTGACGAGGTCAAATACACGGTCGATAACGGTGGACTTGAATTGGTGATGATCGATTTTGGATTTTCGTCTTTCCCAGGTATACCGAATCCTCTCGTCAATACGAAACGCTATCACAATATAGGTATTCATAGGAATTCTAATAAGTATTACGATTTACACTTTTTCCTTAATAGCATGTATAACGAACTCGCCATATCGGCACGAAAACAACCGATGGTACCGGATCACGGACCCCGTGTCGCTGCAAAGGTTTTTGTCGGAACCCTGTTCACACGGGATTATATTGGGTATAGGTCGAGTAAACTGAAAAATTATAGATTACGTGGTACGACGAATAATTCCAGAAATAAGGATTTACCGACTTTTGAAAAGGTGTTGAAACATTCATTCTTAACCGGAATCCGGGCACCGCGTGTCGATTTACCCACGGCTAGAACACCTAGCATTCCTACACCGATCTTACGTAGAAATAGTACACCTCCCAGAAATAACCAAACGACCGCCAGTCAAAGAAAGGCTGCCATGAACCGAGCGAAAAAAATTCTGGAAGCGGGTAAGCAACTGGGTAAACCTAAAATGAAGCCCGGTATTGCTCGCGTTGGTGCGACTAAACCACCACTTCCACCCAAACCCCCAAAACCCCCGTCTTCCCCTAGACCCAATAATAATAATAATAAAAAGCCACTTCTCACCAAACCCGCGACTGCGTTGGGTATGACCAAAACAAAGAAGCCTTCGAGTAAGAAAAGCAGGGTAAGTAAGTCATGGACTAGATCTTTCATGAACAGTATGACTCGTAAGTAGAAGTATTAAAGAAAATACCCGTTCTTTATATAATGGAATGTTGTGAAGTGTGTTGCGAAAAATACAACAATTCAAATCACAAAAAGGTCGAGTGTCCTTTTTGTGATTTAAAATCATGTCGAACATGTTCGCAAACATATATACTTAGTACCACGGAAGAACCACACTGCATGAAATGCAAACACGTCCATAACAGGGAATTTGTAGACAGTTTTTGTTCATCTATATTTAGAAACCGCGAATGTAGACGACATCGCGAAAACGTGTTGTTTCAACGAGAAATAGCACGCATGCCGGAAACACAGCCATACGTCGTTCGTGAGTTACAAGTACGGAGTTTAAGATTGTCGTATCTTTATTTAATTTACATTTTGACTAACATGTATAAGACCGATGACGTAAACGACGAAGTGAAACCACGTTTAGATTCTGTATTACGCACGACTATCATGGATATTTACGAGACACTACAGGTGTTGAATCAAAACGAACCAACCATATCTAGTGATAAGTATCATAAGATAGCTCAAAAATGTCCCTCAGAAGATTGCCGTGGATTCTTGTGCGACGACTGGGTATGTGGGATATGTAAAAACAAGTTCTGTGATAAGTGTCATGAACTTCTTGTACCCGGTCACGTGTGTAATAAGGACACCGTAAAAACGATGAAATTGTTGAAAAAGGACACGAAACCGTGTCCGAAATGCAATGTACCAATATCCAAAATAGAAGGCTGTGGTCAAATGTGGTGTACCCAGTGTCATGTAGCTTTTGATTGGAGAACTGGTGCGATAGAGACTGGTAGAATACATAATCCACATTATTTCGAATTCAAAAAACGCTCGAGAGAACATGGCGACATTCCGTGCGGTGGAAGACCCACACATTCAGAATTGCGACGATCTAGAGCCTCCATTACAATTCTAGAGATTTCTGTGAGTGTGGTACAACTCGAATACGATCTTGTATATAGACATGGGTATATGTATGAGGATAATAGATATTTACGCATGAAATATCTATTAAACGAACTTTCAGAAGACGGTTTAAAACGTGAACTTCAAAGACGAGATAAGAGTAACTGTAAAACGCGCGATATTAGAGATATCTACCAGATGTATATAGATACAGTCGGTGATCTTTTGAGACAGTATACGATAGATCGGTCAAAAGAATTGGACATAATATCCGAAGTTCGTGAGCTACTTCTATACATGAATAATGTACTGGAAACCATACGAAAAAGATATGTTTGCAAGCTTCCATATAATTTAATATTGGATATAATTAAATGATAGTGTTCATTCTTGTGGCAGTAGCGCTACTATGCATTCTATTGAAACCTAACTACAAAGAACCAGTAGTTATACCCAAAGTATTCACACCCGAACAATGTGATAACATTATAAAGACAGCAGAATCAAAGCTGGAACCATCCGTCATGGACACCGATTATCATATAGATAAGAAGATACGAGATAGCGAAACCGCGTGGATAGATCCTAAAGAGAATAGCGTCGCCAAAAAGATGATTAAGAAATGTGTATCATTCACAGACAGGAAACCAGTTAACAGTGAACAGTTACAGGTTCTCAAGTACAAAGAGGGTGGATTTTACACACCCCACCAAGACGCATTTTATGATGAAGAAAATCCCAGAACCGTCACCGCTATAATAGCACTGAATGATGACTATGAAGGCGGCGAAACAGAGTTTCCTAATTTAGGTAAAAAATTCAAACTCAGTAAAGGCGATGTACTTTTATTTAACAATTTCACAGATTGGGGCTACCAAACACGAAAGTCCTTGCACGGTGGTCTACCTGTGAAATCGGGTATTAAATGGATATGTAACCTTTGGATACATAGATACCCGTATGACTCCAATGATTGGACGGGTTCAAAAGCTTATCCAGGGAATGAAGGTGGTGGTTCGTGTTCCGTTTTTTAATTAATCTCTCGTATGTCTAATTTTGACCAGTATATAGTTATTAGAAGATGAATACCCAACGCAAATAAATAACCAACATCCCACCACAGGTCTAATACAGCGGCTATAGGTACGAGCCCAAAACAATAAAAAGCGTGTAACATCACGAACGGTCGACTCTCGATCTTTTCCGAATGCACCGAATATAACGTAGCTGCCAGAAACGTTATATTTAGTATGTCTATCACCGACCTACGAGCCACCAACCCGTACATACCAAACCACAAAAACACCCATAAAACCACACGAGTAACCTCTTGATACACGACGTAAATTTGCATATGTGGGCGTTGTTGAGGTTGAGGTTCAATAACTGGAGGAGCTTCTATGTCTGGATTCACACCTATAAAAATATTTCCATCAGGTGATTCTACGACGACGTGTCGCTCATTTTCCATGTATACTTTTCGATTCATTTTTCTAAAAGCTTTAATGCTTCAATTTGAAACTTATCACACGGAGCATTCACGAACATCGGAACCCATTCAATCTCCTTAATTATAGCTTCATCTTGAGCGACCGTCTCGTACATTTTATCGTGAAATCTTTTATTTACGATAGGATTGTTCATTAAGGGTGTTTTTGGGTACATCATACACCACGACATCTTAGTATGGGTGTCGTCTATAGGAGATAGAGTGCTAAACGTGATAAATTCATATTTACCACCTAATTTGATACGCACGATAGATGTAGCCGGAGCCACAAATCTACTATGAACGGGTGCACCATCTTTGGGTTGCATGTGTTCAGTGAACGTAGATGAGGCTTTAGGTTGAACCACCGCGTAACAATCAACGTAATCGTCTATTGTTTCAATTTTAAGATTCTTGACTATTCCATTGTCTTCGTCGGCAAAGTTATGGACGTAATTTATATGCGAAATATCGGTCGCGTTTAAAATCCAGTCGTAAATATTACCCTCTAGGTCTTTAGACCCATAAACTTGAACCCAACTAGGATCGGTCAGTTCTTTACAGTAACGTGTAGGAAGAGGTTGATTTTTCTTGGCGGTCCAAATAAAACCACCGTCTTCTACGACAGACTGAGAACCAATATTTCCATCCACGGGGATGTTAGGTGTAGAGGGTACTTTAACAAGTTTTCCATCTGTATCGTATTCCCAACCATGGTACGGACATTGAACACGATCACCTTTTATTTTACCCTTGCATAAGTTGGCACCTCTATGTGGACATTTTGCGTCTAGCATAGAAACTTTACCCGATTCACCGCGAAACAATACATGTTTTTTCCCACTGACACGAATACTCTCCATTTCGAGACCTTTTGAAATTCCTATACCATATAACATTTACCTATATTGTTAACTAATCTTTTAAATCACCGTAAATATCTAGAATATCTTTCACGATGAGACTTCGTTCAATATCTTTATGCTCAAACGTGATACATTCTATACGTTTATGTGTTTTACCTTTAATTCGTTCGTAAATATCCTTGAGTCCATTTTCGTCGTATTTTCTATCGTGTTGATTTAAATCCCCTGTTATGACCATCTTGCTATCATCACCTATACGCGTGAGTAGCATCTTCATTTGATTGGGACTAGAATTTTGCATCTCGTCCGCTATGATGAAAGCATTCTTAAACGTGCGGCCGCGCATATACGCCAATGGACATATCTCGATTACCTTTTCCTTGATCATCGATGCAATCTGTGTCTGGCTATAAAATTCTGCAAAAATATCCATGATGGGTCGTGTCCATGGATCCATTTTCTCTTCGAGTGTTCCCGGTAGATATCCAATATCTTCATCTACAGAAACCGCGGGGCGTGTTAATATAATCCTGTTAAATGAATCATCGTTTAATCCCTGTATAGCCGCGTAACATGCTAACATAGTCTTACCTGTACCAGCCGGACCTACTGCGAACACCATCGGTTTCATACCGTATAAAACCCGATTATAATCCCTCTGGTGATCATTTTTCGGAACCGTACTCGGAATATTTATTTCCATTTCGTAAGCTTCCTCGTATATTTCAGTTTCAAATGAACATGGTGAAAATTTATCGCGCTTACCCTTCTTTCCCATATTATTTAGTTAGAAAATCTTAAATTAAAATCTAATTACAATTAAATGCTTGCATTATTATGTAAACCCGTTATTGTAATTGAACCTAATAAAATGAAACCTATCATGACTCCACAGGATTGTAGAATTGTACAAATAAAAGAAATAAAAGATAACGCATTTGTAGCAGATTTTCTAGAACCACTCGATTGGATTGAAGCTCCACCAATTGTCATAGAAGACGAATTAGAGTGATATTGTTTTTTAGTTTCATAAAAATAACTTCGTCACATTCTCCCCCTTTGATTACCATCTGAACCTCTCCACAAGTTGTACCATGTGTCTTGTACCTATCACACGCTGTAGCTGTACGTTCGGTGATATCCATATTTTGACTATACCCAATGAAAGTCTTATCGAGTTCACCATGTTCGTCATGGGTTTCAACCGTCGCTTTCACGGAGTACGCACCATAGTCCCATGATTCAATGGTATCGGGGGGTGGGGGTGGTTCTGCTAAGAAGGATGCCCTATTTCTCTTAAATCGTCTATTTAACGCACCAGCAGGTGCCATTAAAAGAGATGCTAACGTGTGCATTGTCATGAATGAGTCTAAATTTTTTAAGTGTACTTAAGTCGAAAAACATTTTAATTAAAAATAAGATGAACATTTTCTTTCTTTCGTTGATTCCGGAAGAGATTGCAGAACTTTCCTGTGATCAACATGTGGTCAAAATTCAGTTAGAAATTGCGCAGATGCTATACACTGCGTGGTATTACGCGGGTCGGGAACAACATGTCCGAGACTATGCACCATATACAAAAAGTGGTTCACAACGTGGGTACAAACCCGCGCACAAGAAGCATCCGATGACGATGTGGATTTCTTCGAGTCTTCGTAATTACATGTTCGCGTGTGAAATCGGGTTAGCCCTATCAAAAGAATACACGAAACGCTATGGCAAAATTCATACATGCGAAGGACATTTATTATGGCTCAAGAATAACGTACCACCCCATTTCGATGAACATAAAAGTGATACAGCGTATTACTCTATCCAGGGAATCCCCGAATGTATGCCAGTGGCGTACCAGTGTCCAAACGTAGTTGAAGCGTATCGTAAATATTACATCAACGATAAGGCTTCGTTTGCACGGTACAAAACGACCAAACCTACTTTTATGCAGGTGTAGAATGAAATAATTTGTAATGTAATATAAATGAGTAACTTACAGAAGAAGATACCTTTTATGGCGGGGGTGTTTGGACACCTTATTTTTCAAACTTTTGTTGCATACAGGGCCGCCGAAGCGACCTCCGGGAACGCCTACATGAAAGATATTGCTCGTTCCAATGCGTTATTGATAGGAATAGTAGGTCTCGCGTTGGTACTATTGTTGAGTCTCGTGCGTTTACCCATTCCCATTAAGGTGGCCATATTTTCCCTTCTGGCATACATCTCTGGTATGGCGCTTCACAATGTACCTAATTTACAAGAAGCTTTACTCGAGGTCGTTGGTATATTTATCAGTATGTTAGTCGCCGGGATCTTCACGGTTCAGATGGGATACAAACTTGATATTCTCGGTCAGATATTATTCTTCTCACTCTTAACCATTTTGATCGCTCGCGTTATCAATATTTACGTGAGACGCACACGGGTCGAGGAACGGAATTCACTCATTCCCAGTAGAATTGTTACGATACTGTTTGCACTGTTTGTGGTGTATGATACGAATAAGATATTGCAGAGGAATTATTCCGGCAATTTCGTAAACGCATCGTTGGATTACTTTTTAGATATATTTAATCTTATTCGTTCGGTTGGTGGAAACGAATAATCAGACTTGCCGGGAATCGAACCCGGAATGCTGGATTAGAAGTCCAGTGTGATATCCGTTTCACTACAAGCCCTGCCCTCGACGAGACTCGAACTCGCGACCTTCGGCTTACAAAGCCGACGCTCTACCAACTAAGCTACAAGGGCGAATGGTGATTTTTGTACTACCGTGTTATATTTAGTTTGTGATACTAGCAATAATCGCTGGATATAACGCGTTATCCTTTACCTGCTCAACGAGTCGCTTACGATTTTCGATATGCAGCTTCTCAACATCTGCCTTGTTTTGACCGACATAAGGCACTGCGTATCCCTTATCGCATAGCCATTTATTGACATTGGTCCATACACCGTCCTCAGAAACCCAGACTTCGGCGAGTACACGCCCAAACTTACCCCTAGAATCCGCCTCCGGGCAGCGAAGCTCAATTTCAATGTCATCCTTCTCAGACTCGACTGCCTTTAGACACCATTCCTTGAGCTTCTTCTTGGAGATAAGACCAAAGACCTTTTCCACACTATCGCGAGTACGAGACTCGGGTGTATCGATCCCTAGAAGACGGACACGCTGCTTCGTGCATACATCAAATCCGAGATCAATGCAAACGTCAATGGTATCTCCGTCAACGACCTTTTCCAGGGAAGAAACCTTGTATCGAAAGTTGCATTCGGGAGAATTGTACGCCATTATATTCGATACATGTCTCTAGTCTTTAAACCCGGGTTAAAAAAATAGTGCTCGAGTATAGTATGTATATTCGAGCATATTCCTCAAACGATTCTTATAAATATAGATTAGACAAAACCAGGAAGAATGTACTAAATGAAATATACCGACAACAATCGGCTCGCATCCCGTCAAATAAACCGGTATCCGATAATTTGCGTCTTCGTCTACGATTCAGAGAAGCTGTAGAAGAAGCACAAGAAATATGCTCACATGATAAAAATTCAAAAGAATGTCATTTCGCATGGTATGAAGTCGATGAATTAGAAGATTCTATCGACCGCTGGAATTGTCGACACGACTCACAGTAATCGTAGCGGGTTCTTCGTCGTACATGTAATACTTTATAGAAATACCAAATACACGTTTCATATGTGTATTCAATTCTCCGTTAATAGCCCCTTTCCAGTCTCTTAACGTAGTATTAAAATATTCCTGACCATCTTCCCCAAACACCCTAGAAGTGAAAAATGGCTGAGAACGAACCCATTCCATATGTCTATTCACAGTGGCGGGAATGGGTCTCTGTCCTCTATCCACGGACTCCAAAATATCGATAACGTAATATCCGTGTCTATCTGCGATGATGTTAGCTTGCATTCCCGGATACCCCTTAATATACGCTTCAAAATCTGCTCCACTTGGAAGTGTGACGTACACGTTTCGAGTATTCAAGGGTAAAGGTGTATTACCCGTAGCAGTCGATATACCCGGGTGTGTGTGGTATGAAATGTAAGAATTCCTAAAAATTCCTACGATATGCCCGTTCACTTGCATTCTTTGTTGCGAGGTGAAACGTGTAGGAACGTTAAATTTAATCGTATTACCGTCAGACACAAAATCTATTTTACCACCGTATTCCCACCTTTTAAGGGTGGACATATTGTTTATCGAACGTAACTCTTTTATTACACGTTTGGGGAGTTGTATAGATGCTCTCGTGTTGGAAACCCTGACAACCTTTGCTACCATTTCTAGATCTTTTCGTTTTGCACTGTTAGCGACGGGTATGTAGTTCGCTGGAAGACGCTTTCGCTTACCTAACATACCCGAACCAACTGTATCTATGTTCATGACATTTCTCCTAAACAGGTAATTTTCGACGTTTCTGTTTCCCTGATTTATGTTCATAGACGTACCCGATCTAGATGTGGGCATCTTATTGTAAAGAGATAAAATTATCTCGTCTTGGTAATTTTGAGTGTGGATCTATTCTTAACCGCCTTGGGATCCAATCTGTTTACGCTGCTTCGTTTAGGATTGAACATCTTCTTATGTGCGTGCCAGTATTCGGGAGCTCCAACCTTAAAGTTCTTATGCATCTTCGCTTTGTACCAAAAAACACAATCCTCGATGCGATTAGACTTACTGGTGTTATCCAAAACAATACATTCATAATTCTCGGTGCAAGCATCCATGACTTTGTTAAACATATCAAAGGTCGGGAAAATACCAAAAAAGGATTTGTATAATTTTTCTCGATTCTGGATGATGTTCTCCCTGAGAATAAACACGTAATCCACGTTAGCACGAAGTGCTGGTGGTAAATCCATACAGTACTGCATCGTCAACATGAAAAATATTTTCCAGTGACGGCCATTCATAAAACACTGCCGAATACACGTGTCGCGCATGAACTTATTGTCGTACATACAATCATCCAATAAGAGGAATGCACCACAGTTTTGTTTTCCAGCACCCACGAGCTTTCTTTGTCGGTCCATGACTCGCTCTATAGCCTCCCTGTCGTAATCTCCGTATATAAACAGGTCAGGTATATACTGTTGATAATAATGATTACCTTCTTCAGTAGCCGATAAAACAATACCCGCTGGTAAGTGCTTCTTGTACCATAAGATATCAGTCACGAGTGTCGATTTACCCGTATTACGTTTTCCTATGAATACACACACCTTGTCGTCAGCCATTTTAGCCGGGTTGAATTTTCTCAAACGTAAATCCATCTATAATATCGCATTGTTTTATTTGATAAAATTTTACTCACATGTAGTAAGAATGGCTGGACGTTTACGCCTAGCTGTCACCGGTGTCCAGGATCAATGGCTCACCGGAGATCCAAAAATTTCATATTTTTCCTCCATATACAAAAGACATACCCGATTTTCTACAGAAGCGGTCGGTATTCCTATCACTGGAAATGTATCACTAGGTGGAAACGCTATAGCCCGTATTCCAAATAACGTCGGCGATTTACTTCGAAGTGTGATGCTTAAACTTACCCTGGGAGAGTTACCATCCGGAAATCTATATAATGCTTCGGTTGCTACGAGCGTCATACAGTATGTCGACCTGGTAATCGGTGGACAAACAATTCAGCGACTTACAGGTGACTATATAGACATGTATAACCAACTACATAGCAATAAAGATGATGCAGATACAACCCTTTACTACATGAACGGTCACAATAACCAAATTCAAATCGTCTCCGCACCGAGGACCTTCTATCTGAACTTACCGTTCTATTTTTTTAGGAATCCTAGCTTAGCTATACCTATATGCGCTATTACTCGTCAGTTAATCGAAATACATATAAAGTTTAAAGATGTAGATGATGACGTGACGTTTAGCTACGAAGAAGTAAA